TTACACTTTTACGACTTTCCTATGATAGATGATGCAAAGGCGTTTAAAACCGATTACAGAGCAGTTCTAGATGGGTTAGAAGTTAATGAGAATCAAGTCAATTCATTGATTGCTGAAGCAAACTATGCATTCAGACTTAACATGTATATTTTTGATGAACTTCAAGGAGATGCTAAAAAAGGACTACTTAAAGTACTCTGGGGAACTATTACTGGAAAATGAAAGGTACTTTAGCTAATTTGTATCCAACTCCAATATATTGGGTGGAGAAGGTTGATAACTTTGATGAAATACAGAATGAAATTACTACAGCACTAAAAGAAGTTGAATTTGGAATGAAAGGAGATTGGGGTGCAACCCATTTCCTTTCAGACCCAACTTTTAAAGATAATTTTATTATTAAAAATGATTTAAATTTTTTGAGAGATCAAATTGTATATCATTTAAATGATTATATGAAATCTATTCAATTTCCTCATACTAATGGATATATTGGAAGTTCATGGATTTCCTTATTCAAAAAAGGAAATTATGGACATTGCCATCATCATGGTACTAGTGATGTGTCTGGAGTATACTATTATAAAACTGATGGATCTGATGGTAATATATACTTTGAAAATCCAACTCCTGCTATGACTTCATCTTTTTGTTATAAGGCTTTATGTGAAAGAGAGCAAATAGTTCCTAGTAATGGTATGCTTGCATTATTTCCTGGTTGGTTGATGCATGGTATAACGACAAATCAAACAAATCATGATAGAATGAGTTTATCATTTAATATAGTTTTTGATAGAAACGAGAGCAATTATTAATTATGGATATAAGAGAATATGATCATGGGTTTCCATTTATCATCGTGGATAATCTTTATGAACAGGAAGAGCTTGAAGAAATATGGAAAGAGATGCAATCCCTTCATGATGAAGGTCTTTTCTTAGATCCAGTCGACTCTTATAGTGCTTGGGATGAGAATGGCTTCCTAAAAAACAATAAATGTATCCATTTAGACGAATATTTTGCCAAAAAACGGGAAAAATCCACTATTTTAACAAAAAATCGTAAAATTTTTACTGAAAACATCATAGATACGTCAAAAAACTGGTTTTTTAGCAATTTTATCAAAACTTGTGACTTTGATTCCACATTATTATCATATTATGAGAATCAAAACTATTATAGAGCACATACAGATTCATCAATGGTTACTGGGTTATGTTGGTTCTATCAAGAGCCTAAAAGATTTGAGGGAGGGCAGTTTTTATTCCCCGATTATAAGATTGATATTGAAGTAGCTAATAATAGAATGATATTTTTCCCATCATTCATCAAACATCAGGTTATTGAGGTTCGTTTAGATCCAAAATACGCAGGACAGAATTTAGGTAGATGGTGTATGACTCAATTTTTAGATTCTAAATCTATAGCAGACACCTCTATGGCACAGAAAAGGAAGGAAATAGAGGAAGATGCAAAAAGTATACTCTTTAACAGATAAATAATAAAGACATATAACGTCTTTATTAATGAGTGAACCTATTATATTCAAAAGTATTGTACCAAGAGGTAGTTCTGAAGGTCCTACTGAAGAGGAAATGGATGCAGCTTATAATAAAGTATATGGAAAAGGTGTAGCAAATAGACCTGTTGATATGTCTGAGGAATTCCGTAAGAATGGTTGGGAACACTGTAAATATTTAATTACAGACCCAAGAAGTGACCATTATCTTAAAAAAAGGGAAGGTGAATAGTGTCATTAAAACCAATAACTTCAGCAGACTTAACTAAAGGTAAATCTAGGCGTTTTACTGATGTTAATATTGCATTTTCTAAAAATAGGTTTACTGATGATTGTTCAAAGGTATCGAATGAAAATGCAATTAAACAAGCTATCAAAAATCTAGTTTTAACTAGACCAGGAGAAAAATTATTTAGAAGTAATGTTGGTTGTGGAGTGTATCAAAGACTTTTTGAACAGTTAGATGCGTTCTCAATCGATACAATACAAAGTGACATCATAAATACCATTAATCAGTATGAAAGCCGAGTACAACTATTAGCTTGTAACTTGGTTCCCCATTACAGTTCAGGTAAAGTTAATGTATCCGTTAGATATAAGGTTGTTGGCTTACCTATCGTGGAATCTATAGCATTCGTATTACAGAGACCTACTTAAAATGCAACCGAATAAGTTAACAGCATTAGACTTTGAAGATATCAAAGCTTCCATAAATTCATATTTGAGGACTAGAGATGAGTTCACAGATTATGATTTTAATGGATCTACACTATCATATCTTGTTGATGTTTTAGCTTACAATAGCTATTATTCGGCATTTATGTCTAATATGGCAATGAATGAAGTATTTTTGCCATCAGCTACGATTAGAGATAATGTTGTTAATATTTCTAAACTACTAAATTATGTTCCTAGATCAATTACATGTTCTAAAGCAGCAATAAATTTAGAAGTACAAACATCTCAGACTAATCAGGCATATCCTAGTTCAGTTACTCTGAAAAAGGGTCCAGTTGCAAGAGGTAGTAATTATATTTGGAATACTTTAGAGGATATTACTGCAGAAGTTGATACTGTAACTGGTAAAGCGACTTTTCACTGTGTTACTATCAATGAAGGATCTGTAATTAATTTTTCATATACTGTTAATACTTTCCAGACTCAAGAATATAAAATTCCTTCTGAAGACGCTGATATAGAGACTTTGAGGGTTACAGTTAAAGCAAACGAATCTTCTACTACTTCAGACCTTTATAACGCTGTAGAAACTGTTACCAACCTAACTGGTAATACACGTAGTTATTTCATCTCTGAAGGTGAGGATATGAGGTATAGAGTAAGATTTGGTGATGATAGTATTGGTAGAAAATTAAAAGATGGTGAAGTTATTAATTTCCAGTATTTGACTTGTTCTGGGAAAGAAGCAAATGAAGTAACTGGTTTTGGTTATATTGGATCTATGGAAGATAGTAATAATGTAGCAGTTTCTAATTCTGATATCCTTCTTACTACTAAAGAACGTTCTCAGATGGGTGATGATCCAGAATCAATAGAATCTATTAAGTATATGGCTCCAAGATTCTATGCTTCTCAATATAGAGCAGTAACAGCACAGGATTATGCTGTTATTACTAAAAATCTTTATTCTAATGCTGAGTCTGTTGTTGCTTATGGTGGAGATTCTTTAACACCACCAATATACGGTAAAGTATACGTTGCTGTTAAAACTAAAACTGGATCTCTTTTGAATGATCAGTCTAAGAAGGATTTGCAGACAAAATTGAGATCATATTCAATGGCATCTATAGATCCTGTTGTTATTGATCCAGATGAGCTTTATATCTATCCTAAAGTCTTTGTTCTTTATGATACTGGTGTAACAAGTAATACATCCGATATTAAGACTAATATTCAAAATGCTATTAATGATTGGGCTACACAAACTCAAATTAATAACTTTAACTCTACATTTAGAAACCAACAGTTCCAAAAAGCAATTGCTTTAGCAGATAAAGCAGTTAGTGACGTTTCTGTTCAAACTTCTCTTTTAAAGTATATTAGAGCAGATGTTGACCAAACAAATACATATTGCATTTCTACTGGTGGTGCTCTTTATAATAGTGCTCCTAGTAATACAGATGGAACATGTAATAAAGAACCAGTTATACTTTCTGGAAACTTTAGGACTGCTGATAGACCAGGTATTGATCAATTATTTGAAGATGATGGATTTGGTAAACTAAGAACATTCTATAATACTGGAAATAAGAAGGTATATACTAATAATACTGCTGGTAGTATCAATTATGATACTGGAGAAATATGTATAGGTCCTATTAATATTGTTGGTGCAGGTGATGATGTTCCTGATAGCACAAATTTGGATTTAACCGATCCAGTAACAGGAACAGGTACTATTATTGATCCCACTAAATTACCTCTTAATTTAAATCTTCCAGTACTCTTTATTCCAGGAAATAATACAACGATTCCAGCGTCTACTCCTGGTACTATTATTAATGTAGTTAATCCAGAAGTAACGGTAGCACCAATTGGAACTATTCCACCTACTACTATACCTCTAAATAGTTTGACACCACAAACATTTAACCAGACACCAAGTTTGGTTGAGGTAACTCCGATTACTAACCCAGGTGATCCAAACAGCTCGACTTGTTTCTAAAATTAGATGGCAAATACGAATAAAGTTTCTCAGTCAGTTAAATCATTAACTCCTGATTTTATTGAACAGGATTATCCACTGTTTAATAAATTTATTGAGTACTATTATAGATCTCAGGAAAAAACTGGTCTAGGACAGAATATAATTAATAATTTCCTACAATATCTGGATATTGATAAATTGGATGTTGGGATTCTTGATGGTACGACAAAGATTGTAGAGCCAATAACTGCTGTTGATGATAAGATAATTGTAGAGTCTGTTGATGATTTTTTAGAGAAGAATGGGTCATTATTAATTGGCGACGAAGTAATATATTACGAAAAAACAACTCCTTCACCTAATATTGCGTTAAGTCCAGGTATTTCATATGAGCAGGTTCAGTTAAAATGGACTGGTCTTGCAAGTCCATTAACACTTTTTGATGGTTCTAGACAGAGATTTCCGTTAACATCACAGGATAATCCTATTGCTCCACCATCTGCACAACATTTAATTGTTAAAGTTTATGGTGAATTGCAAGTACCTCTTTTAGATTTTACTGTAGATGGTACTGATATTGTTTTCACTGAGCCTCCTAGAGCAAAATTGGATGCTGATGACACATCTTCCACTACTATAACATATATGAGTGGTTTTATTGAGAGTCCTATAGTACAAATTGATAATATATCAAATAGTTTCGGTGATGATAAGAGACAATTTACTATTACTAGGAACAATGAAAGATATGAACCAGTTATTGATGAATATGTTTATGCGATATATGATAATCAACTTTTAATACCAAAAGAAGAATTTTATATTGACCACGATCAATTTATATTTAAAAATCCACCTTTAAACGGTAGATATTTGGAATTATTTGCTGTTGAAGCACCAATTCCTTCATTTGGTGCTGATGCTGTAGGATATGCTCGTATTAATGATGATGGTCAGCTTACAAATATTTCTACAAGTATTAATGGTGGTAATTATCGATATGAGTATCCACCAAAAGTATCTGTTAATAGTTTAACTGGTAGTGGTGCTTCTGCAACAGCACTTGTTAATGGTGTTAAGGAAGTACAATTATTGGATGGTGGTAAAGGTTATAGTGATACTAATCCACCAACTGTAGTTGTTCAAGATCCAACAAAACCTGGTGCAAGAACTTCAGAAATAAAAGCAACAGTCACTAATGGACAAGTTAGTGGTTTGGAAATAGTTAATTCTGGTAGTGGATATACTTTTACACCTAGATTAACTTTTAAGCAACCAGGTGGGGCAAAAATAGGCACTCCAACGATTATTGGGGGTTCTATTAGTGGAGCTGTTGAAGTTTTAGAGAAGGGATTTGGATATACAACAGTCCCTGAAATATATGTTGATGAACCAACAGGTGAAGATGGTATTAAAGCTTCATTACAGGCAGTATTAGTAGATGGTCAAGTTCAGAGTATTAATATATTAAATTCTGGTCAAGGGTATGAAACTGTTCCTAGAATAGCAATAAAGGATCCTATAGGTGCTCAAGTATTAGAAACTAAGGTTGATGGTGATGGAAGAGTTGTTTCTATTGAATTATTGAGTGGTGGTAGTGGATATGATGATGTTCCTTCTGTATACATCTTAGATGATAGAACAGATGGAACTGGAGCATATGCTGGTGGTAGTGGAGCTACTGCAGTTGCATCAATATTCAATGGTAGAATTATTGATATTAATATTGTTAATTTTGGTAGAGACTATAGTGCTGCTCAACCACCAACAATATTCATTCAATCTCCACCATCTGCAGAAGCATCTGCAAATGTTGGATTAAATCAAGTTACTGGATTTACAGTAAATCAGTCTGGTTCTGGATATACTAAAGCACAATTTGAAGGATGTGCTAGAGCAGCAAGTGGTATTACTGCATATACTGAAGATGGTAACGCAGTTTTCACAAATAATACTGCTGCAACAGCTGCAGAGGTTGATACTCCAGTAAAATGCTTGGATCAACTTTTTGTTAAGAGACTTCTTGACAAATATACAGAACAATTCCTTCCAGATGTTCCAAGTCTAGATTATACAAAGATTGATGTAAGAAATGCTATAAAATCAATTAAAGATTTTTATTCATCTAAGGGTACATCTTTTAGTATTGCATATCTCTTTAAGTTATTATATGGTGAAACTGTAAGTATTTCTTATCCAAAAGATCAAATTATTAAGCCATCCAACGCTACTTGGTCTATTGATACAATTCTTCGTGCATCTTTAGTTAGTGGTGATCCTCGTGATATTAAAGATGGACTTATAGTTCAAGAAGCTGATATTGCCGATCCTAATGTTCAAGCAGCAAGTGCTCTTGTAGAGAATTTTATTTCTATTAAAACCTCTGAATTAGAGATTTTTGAGCTTGTTTTATCTGAAGAAACTATTAATGGTACTTTTACTGTACCTTATAAGACAAGATTAGGTGAGCCTCTAAGTGAAACTGATAGTATTATTACAGTTGACTCTACTATTGGTTGGCCAGAAAGAAACGGTGAGTTTGTTATTGGTAATAGTGAGGTTGTACAATATAAGGAAAAATCATTAAACCAGTTTATTGAATGTACTCGTTCTGTTAATGGTATTGTAGAAGATTGGGATTCTGCTACTGAAGTAAAGTCTAATTTTAGAATTTACATTAATAAGGGTACTCTTCAAGAAGTTGTGATGAATATTGTTGGTATTGTTGATGCTCAACAAACAACTTTAACTGATACTGGATCTTACTATCTTCCTGGTGATAAATTAACAGTTTCTAAGTTAGGTGGTACTGGCGTTGGTCCAGACTTAACAACTTGGTTATATAACGTTAAAAAATTAATCGAAGTTACATCTATCACTTACGGTGGTGTTAACAATCAATCTGCTACTGTAACTTGTGCTAACCCTCATGGTCTATTGGTTGGGGACCAGGTTACAATTTATGGTGCTAACCCAATCATTTATAACGGATCTTTCCTTGTAACATCTAGAGATGGTGAGTATGTTTTCCAATATAATTTGGTACAACCTGCTACTGT